GGGGGAACCACAAGCTTTGGCTCGCTCATGACTGCCACTGGCGGATCAGGCGGCGGTGGACTGACTGGCTCAACGGCATTTCGTTCAATTTCAGGCGGCACCGGCGGAGCGGGTGCATCAGGTACGTTTAATATCAACGGCGATGCCGGTGGATTTAGCGTGACCTCAGGAAGCACGCAGGCGGGCTCTTCAGGCGGCGGTGGAAGCTCTTATTTTGGCGGTGGAGCTATCTATAAAAACGGAACGACCGCAGCTACCGGGGGAACTGGAACCGCAATCGGTGGCGGCGGCTCAGGGGGTCTTTGCACCAACGCATCCAATGCTTCAGGTGGCGGCGGCGCAGACGGCTGTTGTATAGTTACTGAATTCATTGTTTAAGGATAAATAAATGAAAGCACTTATATTTCAAGAAAAGGTCATCGAAGTAAAAGAAATTCCTTTTGAAGTCGCACCAGAATTATTCTGGGTCGACTGCCCTGATGATTGTGTTCCGGGTTGGACTTATATAAATGGAGTGCTCGCACCCCCTGTTATTGCTCCACCTGATATCCCACAGATTTTGAATGAATACAATGCAGGCATTCAGGCTTATTTAAACGATGTGGCTTTGAAAAAAGGCTATGAATCAGCACTGTACTGCTTGAGTTACTTGCAAAGCTCAATCCCTGCATGGGCTGAAGAAGCAGGCGTTTTTTTAAAATGGCGTGATAGCGTGTGGGTGTATGTATTAGGAGAATTGCCAAAATTCTTAAATGGTGATAGACCTTTAATTCCGCTTGAGCAATTTATATCAGAATTCCCGGTCATTAGCTGGCCGAGTTAAGATTTTTTAAAACAAGGAGAGGGTAATGGTTTTAGATATGCAAGTAATTCGTCATCAATTACAAAGTTGTATTATGCAAAGAGATGAAGCGGCACATAAATTCCAGCAATGCGTAGGCGCTATTTCTATATTAGAAGAGCAGCTCAAGGTGATTGCTCAAGGGCTTGCAAACCCTGCAAAGAAAGAAGAAGACTGTGGCTGCAAGGAAGGTACTTCACCTGAAGACTGTGAGTGTGAAGAAGAGCAAAAAGAGGGTGCCGCTGTCATGGATGGACTGCCCTGTGAAGGAGAACAACAAGATGGCCAAGTTGAGCAGCAAGAGCCGGTCGAAGCTTCCCAAGAGTGATTTTGGTATGCCCGGTGAAAAGAAGTATCCCATGCCTGATAAAGCACACGCAGCCAATGCCAAAGCGCGTGCTACACAGATGGAGAACAAAGGGAAGCTTTCATCTTCATCGAAAGCTAAAATTGATGCCAAAGCCAACAGGATTTTAGATGCTGGCAAACGCGGGGGTAAAGGATAATGAGTTTATTATCATCATTTATAACCAATCAATTAATTAAAAGCCTTGAAGATCAATTTGTAGCGCATGAGCCTGAGATTCAAGATGCTTTTGTTAATGAAGTCGCAGTGGCCGTTAACCACGTGGTATCTTGGGTTAATGACAAATTGCATGCCAAACAACAAAAACTAGAAGAGGGCCAGCAATGAAAAAGCCTGCCAAGAAGATGGAAGAAAAAAATATCCGTAATATGGATAGGAAAGACGAAAAGAAGTTGGAAAAAAAGAAGATGAAAAAGGATTGTAAATAACAACTCAAGGAGCGAATCATGGCTTACGATGAAACACCCCGTAAGGAAATCGAAGTCCGTGAAGGCAAGAGTCGCAATTACGCAGGTCATGATTCGTTAATTGACAGCGCAAAGGCGTCCGGCAAGTACGGAGTTCGTACCGATGCAGCAGCAGAGGGCGTCGGCTATCTAGGTGTCGACGATTTAGATAGAATAAGACGTCGGAAGTTGAAGTAAAGGACTTACTTTTAATAATTATAAGGAGATAGTTTCATGGCTATTACAGCAATCGGACGTTACTTTGTTGGCAACCCTAACATTGTAGCCATCGTCACAGACGATAACTTAGCAGCAATCACCACAGCAGGGTACTTGACTGGCGCGGCAATTGCCGCAGACATTGAAGCCTTACAAAATGGTGAGTTTCAATGGCAAGATACAGACATCGTTTTAATATCCTACGCACCTGATTTCATAGTGAACTGGTTTAAATACGATGCAGCCAATGCCACATTCGTTGCAAACCCTGCTGCTGGCGGCTTAAGCAACAGTCTTTTAAGCGGACGAATTTTTGTTGGTAATGGTGCAAACGTAGCGACTGGTGTTGTTGCCTCTGGTGATATCACCAATAACAACGCTGGTGTTTTTGCAATCGGGGCTAACAAGGTACTTTCTTCTATGATTAGCCCGCTAATCAGAAAGTATGTTGCGGTTCCCATTACTGCTGCTGAGTTTAATGGCATGTATGCCGCTCCTAAACTGCTTGTTGCAGCCGGTGGCGCGAATACATTGCTTGTCTTAGATCAGCTACAACTTGCAATGACTTATGGCTCTGCGAACTATGCTGCTGGGGGCGTTGCTGCTGTTCAATACGACTCCACTGCAAACGGCGCGGGTACTATTGCATCGACCACTTTGGCCGCTGCTACTTTCCAAGCTGCTGCCAGCACCACATTCACTATGAACGCAGGCGTTGTGGCCTTACCGTTCAGTACTACTGTGAATAAGGGCTTGTACCTATCCAACATCACAGGGGCGTTCACAACCGGTGATTCTGATATGGTGGCTCATGTATGGTATCGTCAAATACCTACAGTGTAATCGTATGAAAAACCTAGTATTGGCGCTAGGGGTCTGTAGTTTTCTGTCTGGGTGCGCTGGTGAAAGGCACCTTAAGACAGAAATTTTGACACCTATTTGTATTAAGCCTATGTTTGGCTATCATTATCAGGTATGCCACAAAGTGGTTTTTAAGATAAATGGCAATGAATTTTATATTCCTGCCAACTTTGAAACTGATTTGGCAAGCATCCCGCGCGTTGCATGGCCCATCATGGCGCCATCACATTCGTCACTGATACGACCTGCCATTATTCACGACTGGTTTTATCGTAAAACCTGTGATTTCTCACGCTATCAAACCGATTTAATCTTTTATCACATGTTGAAAAATGACGGTGTGTCAACTTTGCGGGCATCCATGATGTACTATGCGGTGCGTGCTTTTGGATGGAACTATTACAATGAGGACTATTGTGATGACGAACGTAAAGGACTGGATCAAGAAACACGAGAGCTTCAGATCGCATCCCTATTTGGATACAGTGGGGAAGGTGACGATAGGATGGGGACGTAATATCGATGACAATGGGATATCTAAAGAAGAAGGTGACTATCTTTTTGATAACGATTTCGCTCGCTGTCAAAGAGAGCTGGCACCCTTCCCATGGTTTGTTGACCAACCCCAAAACGTACAAGACGCCCTATTAAATATGTGCTTTAACATGGGCATTGCGCGTCTATTAGGATTTAGACGCATGATCATGGCACTCACCGCTAAAGACTATACCAAAGCATCAATCGAAGCCCTAGACAGCAAATGGGCAACTCAAGTCGGACAACGTGCCAAGGATGTGGCACTTATGATGAGGCAAGGAAATGCTGAAAGATGAACAAATAGCTCACTTAAATGTAATGAACTGGCTGCGCCAAGTACACCCGGAAGCTGAAGAAAACAGCTACCATTTCGCCAATGAACGAAAGTGCAGTATTCAACAAGGACGGTTACTAAAACGCATGGGGGTGAAACGTGGGGTTGCAGATGTTTTCATCGGAGTACCCAAACAGGGTAAAAGCGGATTATGGGTTGAAATCAAGGTTGAAGGTAATTACCCAACGAAAGAGCAAAAAGAATTTTTGGCTCGTCAAGTTAAAAATGGCTTTGCAGCAGCTTGTTGTTGGGATTTAGACGCTTGCATTCGTGTTATAGGCAATTATTTATCAGATGATATAATAACTAACTATTTCGATCAGGTAATATACCAAAAAAGCGGTTAAATTATTGACCAATTTGCAGACCTGTTTTTGACCAGTATAGTATAGGTACAAAATTGGTATGAATTATACCTATTGGCTGAGTTGTATACTAAAAAAGGCTTAAGTCTGGTTATTTCAATAACCAGACCGTATAAGGCGATAGTATTTATAGTATTCGATGTTATTCAGATTTTAAGCAAACTAACTGGATGTTTTTTTAAATCGGGATTTTCTTCTTTTAGTAAATGGATATCTTTATAAATACTATTTAAACATTCTTCTTTTGATAAAAAGATTGAATCGACAAATTCTATTTGAATCCAAAAATTTTCATTTTTACAATTACCAAAATCAGGGTCAAGATGAAACACATAATTATCATTATTCCATAAATTATAGTTAATTGTTATTCTTGCAACCTAAGCTTCCTTAATCCATATTAACCCATCAATATCCATTCGTTTGATATAAACGGTCTTTCCTAAATATTTTTCAATTAGTCTGTCCATTATTAATCATCTTCCCACCTTTTATTGCATTTAAGACACATTGCCGTATTGCAATCAAGGCATCCGCTTGATCGCTCATGCTCACAATAATCATCAATCATGGTTTGGATTTTGTCTTTTAGTATTGGGTAATATTTATATTCTTTGGCTTCACCCCAATGTCTGATTACAATGTTCAGCTCCAAGAACAATATTTTTAGTTCTTCTTTCGTGAAGTCATTCATATTAAAAAAGCCACCATAATGATTATAATAAAAATTATAAGAAAAAATTGTCCTTTTATATCTTCATTATTAAATTCACTCATCTAATCCTTCCAGTTAAAAGAATCCAGCTTTTCAAATTCATTGCCTGAATGGTCTTGCCATTTACTGATGTCCTCATCATGGCGTCCGTTAGCAATCACCTGAAATGCCCTGAATTCCTTGTTATTTAACCTGTCCAAATCTATTTCATGAATCTTGCAAGACGCATGAACCAATTTATCGTATTCTTCATTCCAATCATTCATTGCCTTGACATATCCATGTAAAGATACTCTATAGCATTTGAAGGATTTCATTTCCCGACTGTATGCAATGGTGCTATTAAACACTTCCATCTTGACTATTTGGCACCATTTGTCATAGGCATAGCGCAGGCTTACTCTTGGCAATATCGTATTCCAGTGGGTATCCCATGAAATCAAATCACCATTCTCACTAAAGCGTTTCATTTTATCTTTATGATCAACCCAAATCTTTGTCGGGAATCGAATGTGGCTTTGATTCTCTGCGACCTTCTCAATGGTATCCCCAAGGGTTGATCCATAGTTTTTAGCAAATCTAGCATAAGAACTTGGTGTGCGAATTCTGTATTGATCTTTGATAAGCCGCAGCTCATTGTTCTCACGCACCAAATACTCAAATATCACCTGATTGGTAAAACGGGCTATTTCAAAAAACGTATGAATCACATCCAATTCCCGCTCATCTTCATCAACCATTGGATGGTCAAAATATTTCTCAACCACCTTAAGACGATTCATGTCTTGCTCAATGCAATCAATTTGAACCGGTGAATGCAGCTCACCGTTTTCAAGAATACTCTTTAAGTAAGCCATATTCTGCAATCGCCCATAGGCTTGATGAGGATGAACAAAATGCTGCTTAACTACCGTGTGATAAAAGAACCGCACAGCCTTTTCAGTGCTTAACAGGAAGTTTTCTTGGGCTTTAATGTATTGGGTAGGGTTTGTTTTTGGGTTCAATAGGTAAGTGATATCGAAGCGTGGTGAACCATTTACAATAGATATTCCGTACTGCGTTTCCTTCACATCCAGCAAGATTCTATTTTTATTAGAGGCTATCTCTTTAAGGTTTCGATTGGGATCGATAAGCTCTGTGTGACACGCTCTGCATTGACGCGACACAATGTCATTCTTAACACCACATCCGGGACAATCCTTCCATTCAAACCAGTGATCACATCGTGAGTCATCTTTGGTGCCAATACATCGTCTGGCGGTCACGGTATTCATCGCATTGCAACTGTAACACTCAATACAGTAATCGGGATTACCTTCACGGTTTTGCAACAGCGCTTTGTTAATCACTGGATTGTCAATGTCACCATGCCTATCAAGGTTACCGGCATAATCCAAAATAAGACAATCGGTTTTACCATCTGCCAATCGAAGCCCGCGACCCAAGCACTGTATATACAAGACCAAGGACTCAGTAGGTCTAACAAACACAACAGTATCATAAGTAGGTACATCAACGCCTGTACATAGAACATTCACATTCACCAAATATTTAATTATCCCAAGTCGTGCCTTGGTTATGTATTCATCACGCAAATGATCGGGCGTATTCCCGGTAATAATGGCAGTCTCATCAGGTGGTAACCATTCAGCACACTCAGAGCAATGCTGAATGCTGCTTGCAAAAATAAATGCACCTTTCCTGTCTTTCACAATCTCTACCACTTCCGCCATAATTTTGGCAGTCAAGCGCGGCTTTTTATTGACACACGCCTCTAAGTCAACTGAGTTAAAGCGCCCCATGGAATTAACCTTTAATTCCTGAAAATCGTATTGAAGCGTCTTTTCGCAA